TTCCTCTTTCTTTTGGATGATAAATTAATTCAGTCTTTCCATTTAATAAATCAACATGACTGAATCTGTAAAAAACAGGTTCTTGAATAAAAGCTTCAAATAATTTAATATAAATCATATGTGCTATATATTAAAAATTTTATTGAATTTATCAGGAGCGGTATCTAAATCTAAAATTCTAACTCTAATCATTTCATCATTTTGTAAGGCTTTTACAACTCTATGTTGTCCATCTAAAATAGATTTAATCTGACCACCAATCGATAGTAGGATAACCGGATATTTCAAATCAGATGATTCTACTCTACTTGGATCTCTTTCAGAATCAATCAAAAGGTGCTCAACTTCTTTTGGATCCATTTCAAAACCATTATCTAAATAATCTAAAACATCATCTAACGTTAACCTGATAGTTTCACCATCCCTCTCAGCTTCCCAAAAAGTCTGTTTACCAGTTCCTTCTGGTTGCTCAAAATTTTCAAATAGTTTTAGATATTTCATTAGTGTATATATAATTTTTTACATACAATCAAAAGCCACTAATTCACCATCACGATAACCTAAATTGTTTTCGTGAATATCTGAAGTAGGTATACCAATTTTATTCCCAGACTTATAAATATTCAACATTCTAATCGAGAAATCAATAAAATATTGAGTTGATATTTCATTCCACATCTTTTCATATTTCAATCGAGTTTCAACATCATCGGAAAAAATAGATTTTTTTGTAAGACCTTTGTTGAATGTTGAAAAAATTGAAACTTTATTAAGTTCCTTTTCTAAAAAATCCTCTTCATTATATTCTTCTTCATCACTTTTTAACCAAATTATTAGATTCTTCAGTTTATACTTATTATCAGTTTCAGGAATTAAATATTTATGCTTAGTCAACAAAAAAATAAAATGAGCAATATCTTTATCACTCTCTTCTAATATATCAATTTTTTCCATACAAATAATATAAGCTTTTTTAATTTTATCAGAAGATTTTCTTTTCTGTTCTTCTTCTGGAGTCAACATAAAATCATCATCTATACTTTTACCACTTTTTGAAAATTCTCTTTTTTTCTTTATCTTTTCTTCTCCACTCGATATAAACTTTTTGATATTTGTCTCCGGTATGGAAACTTCTTTTATCCAATAGTATTTTGCAAATCCTGGTATTTTTACATCACCATTGGATAACTCAATCATTTTTTCTACTCCCCTTTTCTCATTCAAGTCAGTGGTGAATTTTAACACTTTATTTTTCCACAAAAATGCCAATCCAATTGCACCACCAGCAATAAATTTCAGATTTTGTAAATTTAATTGAGATTGAATAAACTCTCTCAATTTTAAAGGATCTGAATTAAAGATATTTAAGAAGATATTTGAGTCCTCTGAATTTGTTTTTAATCCAGTGACTAATTCCTCGTTAATAAAATTTTCAAATAGTTTAATATATTTCATATTTTATAAATTACTCGACCATACTGGTATAGTTTTTACACCCGATGGAATTTTATATTTTCCAGATTGATATTCAATTTCTGAAATCAACACATTACTAGAAAATTTATGTTTTTTTCTTTTTTTGAGGTTTTCTATACAAGTTTCTGGGTCATTTTCAAACCAATATTCTTTTACAGAATAATCTTCACGACTATCTAAAATTGTTCTTAACTTCTTCTCCGAAATTCCTTCTGTCCAATTATCAAAATAGGGTGAGTTTAATATGATATTTCTTTTCTCACCCATGAGAACTTTAATCTGTTCAATATCATGTATATCATCCAAGATTATAAAATCTTTTTCGGGATTTTCATCGTTAATATTCTTAGCAAATGTGGATTTCCCAGAACCAGGTAATCCGTGAATCCAAATAAATTCTAATTTCTCAAAATTTTCAAATAATTTAATGTAAATCATATGTGGTATATATTAAAAAATTAATATATTTTCTATGACATCAAATTCCCAATATGGAATTCTTATTAACTTTATTTTATTCTCTAAACAATATTTATTCTTTATCTCATCATTTATAGTGATGTATTCTAAATTACCCTCACCAAAATACTTATTTTCCTTAAAATGATGCTCACCATCATATTCAATTATTGTATTTAAGTCTGGTAAATAAAAATCAAATCTTAACTTCTTAGTTCTTACACAATCATCAAATTGATAATTTCTATGAAAACATATCTTATTTTTTTCAAGAATACTTTTAATCTTATCCTCACCTCTTGATGATGAATTACATTCCGGACACCCATGTCCATACTCATGAAAGTATAAATATTGTGTAAATAAACCATGCTCTTTACAAGTTATATTTATAAATCCACTATTAACAGATAAGTCTTCATACAAGTATTTATCACTATGAACCCTTTTAAGGTTATCAACTCTTTCTTTGGGAAGCTCAATAAGACGGTGTTTATACAAAAAACAATTCCAACATCCTTGTTTCTGTCTTATGTGGTTATCCGGTCTCATCGATATTTCACCATGTTCTTTACACTTATAAACTATTTGAGTTCTATAATTTTTATAGATTGTATTTGAATAATCGAACCTGTCACCATGAACTGTTCGACATTTACTTATAAATTCCTCCTGTGTTAATTTTTTCATATTTCTTCTTTTCTCTTTGTCTATATTTCTTTTCATTTCTTCTACATTTTATAGAACAATACTCTTTATCACTTCTTCCGTAAGTGATAGTTTTTTCACAATTTCTATATTTACAAATCATATTAAATATATATAAATAATTTTGTCCTCCCTTTATTTTAGAAAAAATCATTTTTTTCATGTAATATATACACTATAAAGAATATTAAATAACTAGAGATAAAAAGATATTTAATATATATGTTATAATTGATTAAACAATTAATAATAAAAAAATATAAAGAGTTATGCCCTTACCACATTTCACAACTTTACAGATGACTGGGAGCCCAGGTGGTCCTGGTACCAAGCCAGAAGAACCAGTATATTTAAACTTGTTTGAAATAACATTTATTATGCCTACTATTTTACAAGCTCAAGGTAGAGATCCTATTATGATGTTACAACAAGCAAATAAAGTATCATTAGCTTTAACTGAAGCTATTACTGTTGCTCAACAAAGATTCAAGTATTCAACTAGAGCTTTTATGACTATGCCAGAAAAAACTCATATTGAGTTTGATATCACATTCAACGTGAATGTCAATGAGAAAGGTAATATTACTATTTGGGACACTCTAAAAGCGTGGTATGATTTAGTATGGAACTCTCAAAATGGCTCTCTACACTATAAGAGTGATATCATTGGAACAATTATTGTAAACCAACATGATAAAAAGGGTGTTGTTTTGAGACGTGTTACTTTCCAAAACTGTCAAATTAAAAATGTTGGTGCAACTGAATTAGATTGGTCACAATCAACAGCTATTCAAGAAAACGTATCAGCTGGATTCGTAGCAGACTACTGGATTGATGAGTATATTGATTCAAACTTTACCATTTCGCCTCCTTTGATTCCTGGATACTAAGGACCATAACTTTTCATTGGAAATATATTAAGAACTTATATGGAAATAAAAACCCAATCAATTTGATTGGGTTTTTTTATTCATATTCATATTGTGTCAGTTACAATATTACTTTTACTTGAATTTATTTGCCATACTACCCATACTGTTCATATATGATGATGGGTTAAAGTTTGGCGTATTTTTTTGTTGTTCATCTTCTTGTTTTTTTCTACTCTTTTCTTCTTCTTCTGTTAATTCATTAACAATTTTAATATTCTCTTCTAACATCCAAAATGGCCAGTTGTCTATCGCCCACTCTTGTAGATGGTAGTTTTTCTGAAGAAGTAGTTTATTCTTCAATAAACTGTTCAAATGCGTCATGAACAACGAAAACAGCTGACGGTCCGTTGGGAAATATCATATCCGTGTGTACCTCCAAACCACACGTCTCACAATTCTTATATAATTTTTCTATACCAAAGGTCATTTTTTCGACAGTTGAATTTAAGAATTGGAAAGACATATCATCCATTTTCTCATATTCTGTTAATTTTGCTTTAATTCCATCTATAGTGATATTAGTTCTATCATAAAGTAGAAAAGGAATAATTTTCAAGAAAGAAAGATTTGGTTTTCTTTTTTCTGAATTTTCTTTAATAATATATTCAGTAAAACTTTTTTGTAGACCAATAGTTGGTGGTGCTAAATTAAATATTTTTCCGTTTTTAACGTTAAATTGGAAAGACATATTTTGTGGATTAAAATATTTTTTAATCTTTTCTGGAATATCGAATGATTTGAAGTTTTCTCTTTTTAATTCAATTTTAACTTCACCATTACAAGTACAAGTTGCATTTGTTGTTAACGATGACCCTTTTTGGAATGTTAATTCTCTAATTAAAAATATTAGATAGTATCTATCTGGGTCTCTAATATCTAAATAAGAACCAATAGTTCCATCTAAATATTTAATTCTAACACAAGCTGATAACATATCATTCATTTTTTCTACAATATCGTAGAAGTTATTATCATCGACCATTGAATATGCTTGTATTTCTTTAACTTGAGCTGGTCTAACTTGAATAGTTGTTCCGGCTGGATAGAATATTCCACAAGGAAATTCTTTCACATCAAAGGCAAAATATTGAAGGTCAGAAGCTCTTGTATTATCTACTTGGACATTCACTGTTGGTTGTTGAGATTTAGGTTGTTCTGTATTTTGTTTACCAGATTCTAAACCTTCTAAGTGCATTCTCAAATAGTCTTCTTCGCTTAGGTTAGGTTTGTTTTGTTCAGACATAAAGTTTTAATAATTTTTTATAGAATATATATTCCAACTTCATGTCTTCCCTTAAAATTTTGAAAAATTATAACATATCTAAATAAGATACTTTATTCCAAGTTGCCGCAACACCTCTATATAGAAAAATAATGTTTATAATTCAGTGTTGTATAAGAACTAATGTCTTGTTTTCTATTATCCTATAACAACAATTTTTACATCAGATGTGTCTTCAAACACCGTAATATCAATTGTATTGGATGTTCTATTACTGTATTGTGATAAAATTTCTTCACCGGTAGAATTTGAGTACATTTGAATAATATACTCTAAATTACCAATACTATGAGTAATTGTTTGCGTTACACTTGCTGTAAATACCAATGGCCCAACCGCATATTTTGTGATTACTGCGCTACTGGTGTTTAGTGTTGCTCCACTCCATGTTAGTCCACTACCAATAATATTAGTCCAATCAATATACAATTGATTATCAGTAGCTCCACCAGAACTATAGATATTTAGTCCAGATGTTTGATTATATCTAACTTTAATACCAGTACTACTAAGAGTTAAACCAGATGGTGTGGAATCAATTAGAACATTCAATTTTGACGAACTAAATGTTAAACCATTACCAAAATTTAATCCTAATTGATTAGAACTAAATGTCAAGCCAGTTCCTATATTTAAGGCTAACTTACCACTACTAAATGTTAAACCATTGGTGTTAATATTAACAGAGAATGTGTTACCATTTGATGTTAAACCATCACCACTTGATAAAGAAGTAGATAATGTTAAACCACTTACTGACAATCCAGCACCAATTAGATAATTATCCATTTGGAATCTGTTACCTCCAATAGTAATATATGAGTGAGTGCCATTAAATTCAATACCACCATTTTGAGTAGTAGAAGCCAAAGGTCCAGAATTTAATTTTAATGGAATTAAATTAGATGAACCAGGAGCAATCTCAACTATAACAGATGATGTTGGTGCACTACTATAAGAACCTAAGTAAATATTTTGATTTGTAAATGTAATAATATTATTAGTCTGTGATGCAGTTCCATGTGACAAAGATCCATAAGGAACATACGCTTTTAACTTTGTATTAAATCCAGCTTGAGAAACAACAATTTCTGATTGACCACTTCCAACACTTCCATCATATATTACAAATTGAGATCTAGGATTAGAACTACTACTATATTTATAATAGAAAGTCGCATTACTAGAACCAGCATCAGTATATACTTGAAAATTATTAGTATCACCATTTTGACCACTTACATTAATTGTCATTCCACTATTTGGTAAATCAATATTTAAAGCATTATCATTTTTACTACCCCCACTAGATTTAGCATAATAAAAAGAGGCCGTTCCTGATCCAGATTTTAATCTAAATCCAACCGAACCGTTAGATACACCACCTCCAGTAGTTGTATTTTCTAAAATCAGTGGGTATATAGAACCCCCAACACCAGTTGAATAATTAAGAACATTATTTGTACTATCCCAAGTTAAATTTGACGTACTTAACACCGAGGTTGTAGTTCCCCAAAAAGCCATCTGACTTTGAGTACCAGTTAAAGAAATAGGTAGTGATATCTGATTATTTGACCAAGTTAAACCACTTCCCACAACTGATGGTCCATTAAGAGAGATACTACCACTACTAAATGTTAAACCAACACCAATACTTGTAGTCAATAAGCCACCACCAAATGTTAAACCGGTTCCAATATTTAATACTAATTGATTAGAACTAAATGTTAATCCATTTGTGTTGATATTAACAGAAAATGTATTACCACTAGCAGTTAAACCATTACCAACTGTGTTGACAGATTTACTCGTAACAATAACATTACCATTACTATCAACTGATAAAGCTACATTAGATGTAGTTGGTGATGTATTACTATTTATTGTTGTAAATCTTAAACCAGAATAGTTATTTATATCCCATTCACTTTCATTTGGATAACCAGTTGATGTTGTAAAACCACCAATAATAACCATACTATTATTAGCTGATAGGATACTTGTAAGTCCATTTGATGCTCTACCACCAGTTGTGCCTTTCGCAAATAAATTAATAGTACCATTACTATTTGTAGCTGAACGATTACTCATATAACCAGCAACACCAGAGTATTCATAGAATGCTGTTGCTCCTGTGCCGCCATATGTATCTGTTCTAAATGAAATTATATCATAAAAATAAGATTGTGAAGGTCCTGAATTGTAAAATGCTAATTTTGTTCCTTGGTCTGTTGTTGTATTACCATTTATAACCAAATTTCTTTTTGGTTGATTATTATATGTATAATTTCCTAATCCAACATAACCATTTGGTCCAATAAACATTCTATTTTGTCTAGATGATTGTGAATCCATAGTATAAAATGCCAAAGATGAACCATCATTTATTAATGATTCCATATTCATACCTGCTGTTCTTGATTGAGAACCACTATTCCAATATGAAATCATCTCTAAACCAACTTCTAATGTAGAACCAGTCGCTGTTGTTAAATTAGAAATAGCCATACCTTTAACTAAACCTGGGTCACTTGTTGCGTGTAAAGCTGTGTTGTTTATATTCACCCATAATTTACTTAAATCAGTATTAATATCACTACCATCACCACCTATTTGTATTTGTGAAAAAGAACCGAATGCTTTTTGCCATACAGTAGATGCTGTTATACCACTTGGACTATTATATATGGTCAAATAATTTTGAGGACCACTCATACCAATTGAACCGGATATAGCTAACTGACCATTACTAAATGTTAAACCGGATCCAACATTCGATATTAAAGTTCCACCACTAAATGTTAAACCATTTCCAATATTAAGAGATGTTTGACCATTACTAAATGTTAAACCATTATTATTAATATTTGATACTAATGTATTATTACTAAATGTTAAACCATACCCAGCATCAACTATAACCTTTTGTGTATCCACTACCAAACCTTTACCAAAAAGTGTTGTATCTATTGATAGAGAATTAAAGGCATCAAATGTCAATCCAGCATTAGTAGCAATATTAACCGAATAACTACCACCACTATAAGTTAATCCCTTATTTAATATTGGAGATAAAATTATAGACCCAGAACTAACAGTTAGACCAGTACCAACACTAACATCCAATAACCCACCACTAAATGTTAAACCGCCAGATTTTAAGTTGATGCTAAATGTCAAACCGCTATTGGTTAATCCATTACCTGCTAAAATAGGATTACTAACTGATAAAATACCACTATTCATAGTTAAACCAGTACCAGCTATATTAGTATTTATATACAAACCACTATTTATACTTAATCCAGAATTATTAGCTAAATTAATTTTTAATTGACCACTACTAAATGTTAAACCACTGTTGTTAGCCAAGTCAACATCAATAGTATTACCATTAGCGATTAATCCATTGTTCCAGACATAGCTTCCAGCACTAGAGAACTGAGTCCATTTCATAGATTGTGTACCAACCTGAATTTGACCAGAAACAGTACCAGATGCAACAACCACAAATCCAGAACCCTGATATGTAGTCCCTTCTGTAACAAATGTATAAACACCAGTAGAAACCTCTGAAGATGGGTTTCCATCCATGTCAGTAGCTCTACTCATAG